TTCCAAATCTATCATAATATCATTTGCCATACTTTAGAATATACACTAAAAATTTCTTTTCGTCAACTACTTTATAATCGTCGCTCAACATACCTTCAATGTTTTCAAGGGGTCTGAAACCATATTTGTTTTCTAACCATTTCATATATTCTCTATGGTCTCTGCTACCTGTTTCATTCTTAAATTCTAGTTTAAGGTCCTTGAGATTAGTCCAATACTTCCATCGGTTTTTACGCTTTTCAATATCAGCGTCATCATCATCATAATCTTGAAAATCTTTAGGCACTTTCATTACTTGCCCAAATGTTGTCTAAGTCTTTTACTTCTTCAATTATAGATTTATCCATATAATTTATTAGCAGCACTGTTCTGGGTTTGTCGCTATGGTTAGGCATACTGCTATGTAATATCCTGCAATTGTAAAATAGTACGCTACCCCTTGACATATAATTTTGTTTTGCGTTTTCTTTAAACCATCTGTCATACATCCCTTTATAACAATCGTCAATATTAAAATCGCGCTTTTGGCTGAAAGGAACAAGACCAGTAGAGCCGCTTTCAGCACTGACATCATCTAAAGTTATAATACATTGTATGCTTAACAAGCGCGGATCATAATTAAATTTTTTAAATCTGTGCGGGGTGTCCACATGGGGATTAACTAAATTGGTTTGTGCATTTATGCAAACAGTATCAGCAGAATACAAAACCATATTTGGGAAATTTGTTTTAATAACAGTAGAAATTAATTTTTCTATGGCTTTAAATTCACTAAAGTCAAGTACAAATTGACTCCACCACACACTAATTTCTTGCAAATTTTTAATCTCATGGCGCTCTGCGTATTTTTTATTTTTGTCAGTGGCCCTTACAGGATATAATTTAGGTAATACATTTTTAAAGTCTGATATTAACTTATGTGGGATAAAGGCAGGTAACAACACATAACCCTCTTTATTCTCAACTACGTCTTTATAACTTAACTGACTCATTAAAATCCGCCCTCGCTTAAAAGTTTTTTAATGTCTGATATGATGTTTTTTTGTTTATGAAATTTAAGTGCCCATTGCTCGGGATTAATATAATCAAATATCATTTTTTCTTGAGTTGAATCTAAATTACTTAAAAATTTTTGTCCTGACTCACTATGATATAATACCCATGGACTTACTTTTCCTTTTGTTATTAAGAAGCAAATTTTATTAACGTTACCATACCTTAAAGTATCTTTTGTTAGTATTTGTTCATCGCTAGAAAGTTCTGCTAATGATTGTATAGTTCGCGTTATACCATCATATGGATCTTCTGTTTTACAAAATTCTATTATAAATTTAGTATAATAACTATCTTTGTTCCATTTATCAATGCTTATTTGGTTTTTTAATAGCCAGTCTACGTACCTTGATACGTTTAATACTTGAGCATCAACACAATAGTTTCCAAATTTTATAAATGCTGTATAGTATGCTGACTTGATAAACTCTGCAAAGTCTTTTTGTTTTTTATTGCCATGTTTGCTGTAAAATTGAATCCAACTTGTATGCGCTATTCTAGATCCATGTTTTTCTCTATCTTGCCACCTGCGCTTAGGTTCACACAAATGTTTTGCTATTGTTGTTTCCCTAGCAAAACTTTTATTGCAAAACTCACAAGTATGTTTAATTACCACATTGGCTATCATAGTTTAAAATATCTTCGCTGGTTAAAATTTGACTCAGTGTATCTACATCTTCTAACTTTAGATTAGGAAATCTTTTATTGAGTTCATATTTTTTATTTTGTATTGTTACATAAAGGGAAGAGATTTCATTTAATGTTTCTTCGTCAGCATTTTTATATATTTTTTTGTAATATTCCTTTATATCTTTAACAGTAGCCTTTTCCTTAAGTAAAGTAATACTTTCTTTGATACTTGGTATATAGGTATGGAACTGTTTACCTTTACCTAACCCTGACGCGCACAACATCAACCATTGTAATTTTGGATGATTTTGTATAAACTCATTAAACATATATTTGTTGGCAAACTCATTTGTACTTAATAAATGATATTGCTGCAATTCAACCTTACCTGTTACACCGCTAGTAAAAATAACAAGCATGTATGGATTAAACTTTAGTTTTTGTTCTTCTGACAATCTATCATAGTAACCATAATCCTTACGATCAATGGCGGCTAAGGCTTCAAACAAGTCAAAGTCTTGCTTATCCAATTTTTCATCTTCAGGTGTCTTTGCTTTCGCCATATACTTCTACTTTAGCACTAGGACCCCAAACTTTCAAGGCATATTCTTCAGCATCTTCCCTATATTCAAAAAGCATTGGTTGCATCTGAAATTTGCTATCACCAATAGTTACCCAAAGATAATCATCAATATTTTCATTAATACGTATCTGAACTCCGTACTTCATCAAAACACCTGATTGTAGTCAACGATTTCACAATTACGGCTTATTTCTTTTACGAAATAAACACAGCGCGGCTTCTCACCATCATCTATCGGCACACATAAGAATTGCCCATTGCGTAGTCGAGGAGCATACCAAGTTACATCGTGATATATATCTACGATCTCAATTGGTACAAATGTGGGACTAAATGCACTGAGGGGGTTGAATTCAAATGCACTAAAGCCGCGGTCATTGAGACTGCTCAACGGCAATGTCTCTAAATCCCCGTGTTCTTTTTCACCGATAAGTACTTGCCAGTCTAACGGCATTTTAATATTTTTGTTCCCTATCTTTAGGACAAGTGCAGGGGTGTTGAATGATTCTAAAAATATTAATGGAATAAAATGATAATCTACATTCTGCGGATTGCTGTTATCCAATATAGCAAAACGCATATCATCTATTTCCTCTGGCAATGTTTCAAGGTTATAATATTTGTTTTCTAATGTTAATATTCGCATGTTGTTATTTTACTACAGGTTGCTTCAATAGTCAAGTTTTTCAAGTGTAAATGGATACTTCGCTTCCTTGTAGTATGCCTTGCGTTGTGTCAAATGACGTTTGGCAAACTTACAATCGCTAGTGATATCCCAAATCTCTACGTGATCCTTGTCTTCCGCTTTTCTAATACCGCGTCCAATTGATTGGATGACTCTGACAAACGACTTGCCGGGCTCAATAAGAACAAGATTGAAAATGCGAGGAATATTAATACCCACAGCAGCAACTCCGTAAGTAGCAACGATTACTTTTGTGTCGGCAGTTTTTACCTCATCGTATTCTTCTTTGCGCTCTGTAAGTTTGGTTTCTCCCGAAATAAACACGCTATCTTGTAGTCTACTTTGTAATTCTCGCCCTGCGTTTACACGGTCAACTAGCACTAATGTATTGCCGCTATCCTTTACTTTGTTTACTAATTGAGCAATTTTATCTAATCTAGGTTCATGTTCAAGCAAATGTTTTAACTCGCTTTGATAATTTGTAAACTCTACTCCGTCACGCATCTGTACAATATTAACATGACATTGTGCTAGCACACCCTTTTCTTGCAACTCGGCTGCGCTAAGTTTGCCTATTACAGGACCAAGACTTACAAGCAATGCCACCTGTTCATATACGCTCTTAGGTATAGTACCGGTCAATCCCCAACGTATTGGTACGTGACTGAATGGCCCAGTCAACAATGACTTTAGTGCATCTGCTTTAGCCATGTGTACTTCGTCAACCATGACACAGACCACATCTTCTATAAAATCTTTAATAGTGATTTCTGCTTCGCCCGCTTTAGTAGTCTTTAACAGATTGTTGAGGCTCTGCCAAGTACAGATAGTATGTGTCTTGTTATACTCTTTGCGATCACCAAAGTAGACACCAACATCTAATCCAAGATTAATGTAATCTGCTTCAGTCTGTACGACAAGGCTCTTGTTAGGTACGATGACGATACTACGCCCATAATATTCTATGCTCTTTGAAAGAGCCGCAGTCATGATAGTCTTACCGGCGCCCGTCGCTACTTCTTGAATACATTGTGGGTTCTTCAAAAAGTTATTGACTATATCAACCTGATAGTCACGCAACATGATAGGTTGACCTTCCATTGTGTGACCTTTAGGCCATTGTTTATTGTTAAAACTATCTTCCTTAATTTCTTCAAACGTAAAACTAGTACTATACTCTCGTAAATCCTCTAATTCAATGTCGTAATCGTATTCTTCAAGTATTGGAACAACATCTGTTAGTAAATTGATATATGTGCTACCTGCAAGGCTGCAATAACTGACCTTACCGTTCCATCTTCCAAGACGGACTGCTGGCAGATATCGTGCGCCCGGAACCTCATGCTCAAACTTGCGCATCAATGCTTTGCGACAGTCTAACTCAAGACCTTCTATCTTGCAGTTGACTTCATCACGTATTATGATTTTGGCTATTTTCATTGGTTATTTTTCAATAAAATCGGTCTTGAGTTTAACAACAAAATGACTTTCGTGATATCCTGTAAATTTGTTTGTGAATACCTAAAGGTTCTCAGCAGTACTTTATTTTTTCCGTTCTGGTTAGTATCCGTTACCAAATTTATATCATGTTCCTTCAATTTTGTTTTAATCTCTTGCAGCAAGGGTTTATTATGTATCACATCTCTTGACGCAATAACAGTATCTACTTTTAGTAACTGTAACCACTTGCATACATCGTAAAACTCTTGGATATCAAATTCACTAAAGAATGTGCTAGCAAATCGTTTAGACCTATCTTCGCCTAATACAGAATTATCTATCGTTACTCCGGCTAAAGCCAATGTATTTAAAGTTGCAAGGCTATCATCAAACGATATGTTAGTTAATTCTTTATGGACGAATTGATTAGTTGCTACGATGTAATAATTTTTATTAATCTTGACGTAAGTTGGATTCCAATATTTCACTGAACTATAGCAGGCAAGTTGATTCATTAATTTTGTAATATCTTCTGAAAATTTTATTGTTGTAAAATGTTTTTGTAGGATTTCATATGCTTTTTTTAAAGCGATTGTAGAAAACTCAGTTTTATAAACTCTATCTTCTTTGCTCCAAAGAAAATCCACTACTTCAACATTTCTTATGTCTTTAATAAATTTACTGTTAAATGGGCAACGAACAGTTAAAATATCATCAGAAAGAGTTATCCACGCTTCTAAAAATTCAGGTTTTGTTTCAATTACTTCGGTAGTCCATTTAGTATGCAATAAAATATTATGATCCAAACCGTTGTTTTTTAACTGACGTTTATATTTTAAAATCAGTTTATCAAACAATTTACTTTGATTTGAAGTAATACCTCGTCTATCTTTGACCAAATAATACAGATTGTTATAAAATCCATAATCTTTTTTACTTATATGGATAGACCCTGACCGCATGTAGTTTAACAAATCTTCTTTGGATATTATTTGCATAGTAATATTTTAATTGTTAAATTCTTAGTTGTAAACAAAAAAGGAAAGAGCCCCTTGAGGGGCTCCCGCCTTGCTCGGGTAACGGAGTATCAAGCCCGACGCATAACAGTAGACTCAGCAAGCGCACGCCAGTTAGCAGAGTTCACCTTGACCAAATCAGCAATCTTAAGAGCCATGCGCATACTCAACTCACGGAGTCGAGCTTTGTTGTCCCACATGAACTGCAACACCTGATCGCCCTCGTCAAACTCAAACCCATAGTCACGGAAGAGTCCACCATCAGTATCACGATGAACCTGCTTGATACGCAACAACTTGTCACGCTCCGTGTCAATCGTCAAGTCAAGAAAGTGACAGCGCGACTGAAGCGCCTCAAGATGATCCTGCAACTTCTTGCTTTTGAGGTGATCAAACTTGAT